GGGTGGGGAAGATTCCTCCGCCTCATCGGCTGAGATAAAAAAAGCCAAGCTCCAGCTCCCAGCCTGGCGGAGGCAAGAGCAGGTGCTTGAAGCCTTCGAGGCCCTCGGCAACCTAACGGCGGCCTGCGACGCGGCAGGGGTGGCCAGGAAGACGGCGGAACACTGGCGGCGTACTGACGCTCTCGGTTTTGCTGGCCGGTTGGAGCTGGCCCGGGGCGGCTTTGGTGACCGGCTTGAGTCGCTGGCGTGGGGACTGGTTAAGCAGATGAAACCGGGCAACAACCCAACCCTGCTGATATGCCTGCTCAACGCTACGTTGCCGCTGAAGTACCGGCCAGCCGTCCACCTCGACCCGGTGGCGGCCCGGGACACTCTATCCGAACTGCGCCAGCTCGCCAGTGCCGAGACGGTGGAGGGCCAGCCGGTCGAGGACGCCGGGGCCCGGGCAGTGGCGGAGGCGGAGCGGTTGCTTGGCACCAGGGCGACAGGACGGCAGACCATCGAGGGATCAGGGAACCCCGGGGAAACTGGGGAGGACGGCGGCCACCTGGACGGCGAGACGGGAGACGGTGACCAGGAGCCGGGGCAGAGCGGCGGCAATTAGTGGAAAGCGGGCGCGACCCCCCCGGCATGGCTTGGCGGGCGCGGCTTTAGTTAAGTACCTACCCTCGACAATTCATTTTTGCTAAAAAGGAGCCATTGATGCCAGACAGCCAGCTAGTGCACGAGCCTCGGACCCTGTGTGAATACTTCTCGCAGTGGGATGAGTTTGAGGGAACGATCTTCTACGACGAGTTCGATGCAGCTTTCGTGGGGTTTGGATGGCAGTTCAACACGGGGCCGATAGTGATTTACGACCAGGACAAGGTGATTGAGATCCTGGTGGCTAACGGTGATGAGGATAGTGAGGACCCGTACATGGACGCATTGGATCACTTTGGGTACAACGTGCAGGGGCAGTATGTTGGGGAGCGCACACCAATCTTCCAGACTCAGATTGCCGATGAGGCAGTGCAGGATTTCTTGAGGCGCAAAGCTGGGGCAGAGGTCAGTGGGTGGGCGGTAAAGATAGCTGCAAATGGGATAACGGAGATTAACTGATGCCATTAGCACCCGCCGTAGTAGATTACTTGTTTGACAAGGTGCAGTTCGAGCCTACGGACTTGCAGCGTGGGATCTTGGGTAGTCGCAAGCGGTACGTGTTGGTGAGTGGCGGTGAGCAGGCTGGCAAGAGCATGGTTGCAAGTAAGTATTTGCTCAGCCGGTTCATGGAGACGGAAGGGCCTGGGTTGTACTGGTTGGTAGCAGCAGACTATGAGCGTACTAGGGCTGAGTTTGATTACTTGGTTAGTGATTTCGCTGCGTTGGGGGTACTGGCTGAATCTACGAAGCGTGTTGATCCAGGTCGGATAGTGTTGGCAGATGGTACGAGGATAGAGACGAAGAGTGGCAAGGACCCCCGTACACTGGCAATGAGGGCACCTAATGGGATCGTGGGGTGTGAGGCTAGCCAGTTAGACCATGAGACGTTCTACCGCATCAGGAGCCGTTTGGCGCCGAAGAAGGGGTGGATGTTCTTGAGTGGGACGATGGAGGGTTCGCTTGGTTGGTATCCGCAGTTGGCTACGGCGTGGCAGGCGGGTGCTGGTGATGAGCAGAGTTTCACGTTGCCTAGTTGGAGCAATCATCATTTGTATCCGGGTGGGAAGGAAGACCCGGAGATTTTGGCATTGAGGGATAACAGTCCTGACCAGTTCTTTTTGGAGAGGATTGAGGGGATACCGTGTCCGCCTACTGGGTTGGTATTTACTGAGTTTCGAGCTGACTTGCATCTTGAGGATGTGAAGTACGAGCCTGGTTTGCCAGTACATATCTGGATGGACCCAGGGTATGCGGGGGCATATGCGGTAGAGGTGGTACAGATCGTAGATGAGCAGGTGCGTGTGATTGATGAGGTCTACGAGAGAGGGCTTGTTACAGACGAGATTATCAGAGTGTGCCAGTCCCGGGAGTGGTGGCAGGACGTACAGTTTGGGGCGATCGATGTGGCTGGTACTCAGCATCAGGCTATGGCGGCGCCGACTGAAGTCTGGTTGAAAGAGACTGGGCTGTACCTGGCGAATCAGAGGGTTAGGATTAACGAGGGCACAGAGCGGCTCAAGGCTTTTTTCAAGCCAGATCCGCTGAATGGCAGGCCGAAGATAGTTATCTCACCGAAAGCTGTGGGAGTATTGAGTGAGCTTGGTGCTGCCCCAAACCCGTTTGATGGCCAGACGCGGGTTTACAAATGGAAGACAGACCGTGATGGTAATATTGTAGGGCAGAGTCCTGAAGACAAGTATAATCACGGAGTAAAGGCGCTTATATATGGGATCGTGGATAGGTTCGGTTACGGGGTTATTCGTGGTCGTGAGCGCATTAAGGTGAAGCGATGGTGATGTTGAATGGCTAAATCTGATTGCGATCCAGACGAGATCATGCAGGCTGTCCAGCGTCACGAGGATGAGACAGAATCCTTACGTGAGCGGATGGAAGAAGACTATAACCTTTATCGTTTGACTCCATTTGATGCTGGTGATGGTTATCAGTCTTACACGAGCAATGAGCCTCAGACGTATGCGGACAAGATCATTGGGTGGATGTCTGCTCACAGGATAATTGTGACTGTTCCTCACCGTGGTGATGCTTTGCAGGAGAGGGAGAAGAACGACCAGAAGGAGCGTTTTCTGATCGGTCTCTTGAAAGCTGTTGATGAAGAGCTGACGATGAACCAGCTTGAGCCCAAGTTGCAGCAGACATTGTCATCGATGATTTGTTTGCGTGGTTGGTTTGCTGGTCGTGCATTGATTGCGAAGGATGAGGAAGACGAGTCAACGTATGTAAGCGTTCAGCCCTGGGACCCGATGCACACATATTGGAGTCTTGGCAAACGTGGGTTGGATTGGGCTTGTTACAAAGTTAGGCGTACTTTGCAGGAAATACGTGCTGAGTATCCTGATTATGAGATTGATGAGTGGACAATAGGCAACCAGAATCCTGACGAGTTTGGGATGGATGTCTATGACTACTATGACCGTAATCAGAACTGTGTTGTGATCCAGGGTAAGTTTGCTAAGAAGCCACAGGATCATGGTGCTAAGAGGGTTCCGGTATTCCTGGGAATGGTTGGAGCCATGCCTCGTATTCAGGGGCGGTTCAATGGTCGATTAGACCCCGACATGATGGCTGAGTACGGTGACAGTCTGTTCCGTGCTAACCGTGGGTTGTACGAGAAGCACAACTTTACGATGTCAGTGATGATGGAGATGGTGGCCAGGGCGCAGAAGCAGACAGTGTTGGTGCGTTCTAGGGATGGTTCTAAGTCTCTGGATGAAGACCCATACGTGGCTGGTAGTGAGATAAGCCTTGCTGATGGTGAGAATGTTGAGCCGTTGGGTTTGCTTGAGGTAGCTCGTGAGACTGGGGCTTACATGGGTTTGGTTTCTGGTGAGCTGCAGCGTGGATCGTTGCCTCATTCAGTGCATGGAGAGCTGGAGTTCCAGCTTTCTGGTTTTGCTATCAACACGCTAAGACAGGGCATCCAGACAGTGCTTGAGCCCCGTCTGGACGCAATGAGGACTTGCTATACACAGATATGCAACCTTCTCTCTGACCAGTATGCGAGTGGTTCATTTGATGCTATGGAGCTTTCTGGTTTTGCAAATAATAGGCAGTGGTTCAGTCAAGAGATTACCTACGATATGATTGAGGGCGTAGGCGCCCCTGAGATCGATTTTGTGGGCAACCTGCCACAGGATGAGATGTCTAAGATGTCGATGGCCCAGATGGCCCGTGAGGGTCCTACGCCGCTTTTGGATGACCGCACGATACGTGATGAGATCCTAGGTTTGCAGTCTGCTGATGAGGTAGAGAACCAGATCAAGGAGCAGATGGGCGAGCGGATGCTTCCAGAAGCTGCTATGTGGACGATCATGAAGGCCACAGAAGAACGTGGTCGGCCAGACCTTGCTCAGTTCTACATGGGTGGGTTGATGGAGATCATGCAGCAGAAGAAAATGATGCAGGAACAGATGATGGGTGGAGGGCCCCCTGGTCCTGGTGGTCCTGGTGGCCCTCCAGGGCCAGGCTCTCCTCCTGGTCCCCCTGGCCCTGGAGGGATGCCTCCTCCTCCTCCGGGTCCAGGTGGGGCCGGTCCCGGTTTAAGACCAGAGGTTATGCCGAACGCTGGGTTGGGAGTTCCGCCACCGATGCCGACTCCGCAAGGAGGGCCAAACGTCCCGGAGGGATCGCCTAGACCTGGTGGCCAGCAGGAAGTGGAAAGACTAAGAAGAATGGGCCTATTTGGGCCAAGGGGTTAGAAGATGACGATGACAGTTGAAGAGTACATGGCGATAGAAAGTGTATTGGGATTCGCTGGCGCCGAACGTGCTTTGGAAGCAGCGGGTGGATTTTCTACATCAGCATCTGCAAATAATGCTCCTCCTCAAGTTACGGGTGACCTACGTCTTAACCCTATGCTAGGTGCAGGTAGTGGATCGAATTGGGGAACTAATGTTCCTACCACTGCTATTCCAGTCCCTGGATCAGCAAATACTGCTCCTACTCCTGTCACTGCTACTGCCGCTACTCCTGTCGCTAATTATGAACCTCCTGAAGGTTCATTTACGCCAGATGGTCAGTTCGTTAGAAAAAATGGAGTATGGGTAAAAGTTGTTGCTGCTGCAGACCCTGCCCCTACCCCTGCAGCAGACTCTAATATGGTCCATGCGTATTACGGGCCTAATGCCGGTGAAAACGCTGGGAAATATGTCGGTTTCGTATCAGCCGCTGATGCTGCTGCCGCTAATTATGTACCTGGCCCCCCGCCTGGGGCAGAGAAAGATCCTACAGCAGTATCGCTGGACCAGCAAATACTTCTCAAAGTTCAGGCCGGGAATGTCATCCCGGCATCGGACTTGGCGCAGATACAAGATCCAGTGATCAGAGAGCAGGCAGCTACTGAGTTAGCAAAACTTCTGATCACTATGCACGGAAACACTCAAGCTGCTATACAAGAAATCAGTCCTATCTATCAGCAATACATCGATCTCCCGGGCATGGAAGCGTTGGGCTTCGGTGACTGGGCTGTCAGTGCTGGTTTGGTCTGGGATCAGGTGCCAGCGCTTGCTGAAACACCAGCAGTGAACGAAG